ACGTGGCCGTCCTTGTCGCGCGCCTGTACCGCTCGCGCCCGGGTGAAGGGTTGCCCGTTACAGGCGGCGACCACGTCGGGCTTCGCTTCCGGGTAGCCGAGGATCTCGGCCATTGTCCGGTCAAAGCTGTCCGGCTGGTTGGAGGCCGACGAGAAGGCGTCGGCACACGCCTGGTCCTGGGTCACCAGAACGCCCTCCGCCCGCGCCACAACGATGGCGCTCAGTTTGTGCGGTATCTGCGTCATGTCTTCCGGCACCAGGAAGCAGGCGCGCTTGGGGTGAGCGGGATCGAGCATGGCGGCCAGTTGCGCCTTGATGTCGCCGGCCGGCTCGGGGGTCGGGATCATATCTTCCCGAACATCGATCCTAGCGACGCCAGACCAGTGATGCCCGACATGACCTCGGCGCCTTGGTTTTGGAAATAGGGCTTAGTCTCAGTGCTGGTGCCGCCGACCGGATTGCCGATATAGCCCTGGTATCTGCTTAGCGTGTCGTAGGGCGCGTTCTGCATGCCGTAATAGCGCTTCATCTGGTCATCGATCATCGCCTGGTCGATGCCCGCCAGCCCGGTGCCGGCAGTCACCTGCCCCTGCGGTCCGATGAATTGCGACTGGGCGAATTGCGGGTACTGCCGTAACGCATCCATCGCCGCCTGATTGCCGGTGTTAAAGGCGTTGTTGAGCCCGGCAATACCGTACTGACTGGCCTGGGCGTATTGGTTGGCCGCCTGTTGCGCGGCGGTCTGCCCCGACCAATACTGGTTGCCGGCGGCGGCCTGTGTGGCGGCGGCGTTTTGCAGACCGGTCTGCGCCCGGTCCTGCCCTGCGAGATACATATTGCCGGCTTGCTGCTGCAGGCCGGCGGCGTTCTGCAATCCGGTCATACCGAGGCCGAGGCCGGAATTGTAGAGCTGCCCGTAATTCTGCGCCGCAGTGTCCTGCGCCGTCCGCTCCCTGGCATAGTTGGCGTTCATCATGTTTGTGCTGATATCGCCGAGGCCGCGGGCCAGGTTCTGCTGCCCGGTCGAGACCGCGTTCGCCATCGCGCCACTGCCGTATCGGCCGCCGCCGCTGAACATGGCGTCGGTCTGCGGCGCGATCGCCGTCTGGTAGTTGCGAGCGACCGGGTCCTGCGCTGCCTGGATCGCCGCATTGATGTAGGGGTTGCTGTTGAGGTAGGAGCCGCTGGCGGTGTTCCCCAACTGCGACAGACCGAGGTTGTTGTTGGCCCCGGCGGCGTACGCCATCCCCTCCACGGGGGCGGAGTACTGCCCGATATTCTGAGCATATTGATTAGCGCCACTGGCGGCATTGGCGCCGGCCTGCTGCATCTGCGGGGCATATTGCCTGACCGCGTTGGAATACAGGTTACCGGCGTTCTGTGCCGCGCCCTGCAGTTGATTGAAATACTGCTCCGGGATCGAGGTACCTGCGGCGTTACTCTGGTAGTACGGGTTGGCAGGATTGTTGGCGCCGCCGTACCCGCCGGTCAACGCTGTGTTGAACGCGGTGTTGGCGGTCCCGAGGCCCGCGCTAAGGTTGTTGGCGGTGTTGTAATAGTCCTGATAGCCGGAGACCCGTTCCGGCTGCCCGGTCGCTGCCAGGGTTTGACCGGGGTAGTATTGCATCGGGTTGTTTCGGTAGAGGTTCTGCGCCAGCCCCCACATCTCATTGAGGTACGGCGACTGTGCCTGTTGCGTCGCGCTGGTCATGCTAGTAGTGATGTTCCCTGCGGGCTTTGACCCCTTTGACATCTGTCAGCCCCTCAAATCGCGAACGATCACGATATCGCCGGTAGCCTCACCACCCCAGGCGCGGACCCAACCAGGCCGTGCACCGCTAGAAGCGATGTGTGCGCATCCGCACTCCTGCGCGTGCTGGTCGATTACCGCGACCGCGGTTTTGATCCAATCCCGCATGCGCGAACCGCCGCACAACAAAATCTCTAAGATGCGTTTTCTGGGATATTGTTTGACTTCCGTCACGATGACAGCGGCGATTTTGCCGTCCACCTCACAAACCCAGATACAAACCTGCCCCATCATCGTAAATCGCAAAACATCAATAGGTTCAAAACATCGAGTACGTATCGTCGCCTTGCGAAGGAGACGGGATATTAACCTCCAGTTATCGGCAACCTCCTCTAAAGAAGGCAGCCGTACTGCGACCTGAGCCGGCGCCGCCAGGGGGCCGGGGCAGACGTCGGTATCGGTCCACTCTCTTAGGGTCATATGCCGATAACCGTCCAGTCGGTGCCGTTCCACCACGCCAGCACTTGCGCCGTGCCGCCGGCGGCGACGGTGGCGCCCCAGGTGACGGTGGAGCTGTCGGTCACCACCGCCAGCGTGCCCGGGACCGGCGCAGGCGGAAGGGCGGCGAAGCCGGTAGGCGGCACCACTTGCTGCTGCGCCCAGGCACTCGTCAGATTGATGCTCTGCGCCATGTCCCGCAGCCACTGCGGCCAGCCCGAGAGCGGCATATCGGGTGAGACCGGCGGAATGGCGGGGGCGCCGCTGCTGTGCGCTGCCATCAGTACATCGCCGCCGGTTGCCGGCGCGCCATCAACTGGTTTAGCGGCGAGGTGTCGGAACTTGGCGCCGGCGCTTGCGGCGTGGCAAAGTGTTGGTTCAGAAATGTCACCATGTCGCGGACATCAGATGGCATCTGCCGGTCAAACGGCGAGCCGGGGCCGTAAGACGCCGCCTCTTGCATCAGTTGTGTCATGTCCGGTGCCTGGTCGGTCCACTGCACCGGCGGCGTCTGCGGTCGGGCCAGGGTCGGAAACGGTGCGTTCTGCTGCAGCCATTGGTCGCCGAGATGCTGCTGCAATAGGTCGAGAGCCGACTTCATCGCCTGGTCGCCTCCGGCATCATCTGCAAATCGATGCCCGCCAAATGGGTGAATTGCTGCCCCGCCGGCATCTGCAGCCGAAATCGGATATACCGGCCGGTGCAGCGCTGCGGGCACTCGCCGATCGCGTTGATTGCGACCGGCACTTCCCAGATGACGGGATCGGTCTGGCGTTCGCGGTGCCCGACCGCAATCGTCGCGGCACCGCCGTCGAGCAATGGCCGGGTCAACTGCACCCAGGCCCGCCTTCCCTCGGCTGGCTGCATCTCCGGGGTCTCCAGTATCGGAGCCATCGCCGGACCGCCGCCGATAGCGAGCTTGTGATCAGCGGTAAAAATTCCGACGCGAGAGCTTGCATTGCCGCTCCAGAACGGATCATCAAACGGCGGGGAGATGGTGTCGACGGTGCCAAAGCTGTCGATATTGTCAACGTTGTACGCGGTCACTGTCGCAACCTGCCCGAGAAACTCGGCGTGATTTGCCGCCGCCTCCATCTCGCTGAGTGTCGCCCGCCCCAGTTCCCAGTTGTAAATCAGAACATGGGTAAAGAGGCCGCCAGAGCCCGGGGTCGGAATGCCCCACATCACCGAGCGGGTGCGCGGATCGGAGACCCCCTGGACATAGTTCAGGCAGGCATCGTCCAGCATGTTGTAGAACGCTCGGTCGAACTTTTGCGCGCCGACCGCAAAGCTGGTGCTACCGTCAAACGCGGCAAAGCCGGCGGAACTGAGGTAGTAGACAACCGGGCGGATGGCGCCGGTATTGTCCTTTGCAAAGCTCTGGACGATCGATAGAGGCGCCAGCGTCCCGGCCGCGCCTTGCGCCACCTTGAAGTTGAAGATCAGTTGCCCGCCGACATAGGCCGCGGTCCAGATGCCTTTTTCGCAGAAGATCGCAACATCGCTGCCGGGAGCAAACCCACTGACGAGACCAGTGACCTGGCCGAGATCGGTCTGCTGCAAATCCTGAAAATCGCTCTGGACCTGCACCGCAGGGACGCTACCCGGGACCGGCCAGTAGGCCGGCGAGTTGATGCCGCTCCACCACACCCTCGATGGCCGCACCCCGTCAACCCCGTCGAACGTGTTGCCGAACATCAGGAAGTCTTTGACCACCGCGGCACATTTAGCGGTGGGCGCGTCCGGCGAGAGATCGGCAAAGGCCGGTGTCCCGCTGGGCGGCAGGACCAGGGTCTGCGGTTTGTCGTTGCCGTTGGTGGCGATCACCCGGTCGCCAAAGCTGGTAAAGCTCCAGTGGCCGCCGGCACTGATGCCGGGCGTAGCGTAGCCGCCGGCGTTGCTGACATCCGTAAGGGCGCGAGCGCCGCCGGCACTCATGTAGAGCTTGGTCCGGTCGCCGGCGAACAGGTAGACCGTGCTGTCGCCGCCCTTGATCGAATAAAGCCCTTGCGCCCGCTCAGAGAGGGCGTTGCTGCTCCAGGCGATCCAGGTTGGCATCGGGCCGTAGGATTTGGCCGTCAGCGGGACACAGTTCTTGATCCTGGGGCTACCGGCGTTTTGAAAGTCCGGAGCATCCGGCAGCCACTCCGGCCAGTGCAGAATGGTCATGTCGGCGGCTCCTGCTCGGCGTAATACTGTCCCGGCAGGCTGGCTCGAAGCTCGTCAAGCTCGGCTTTGAGTGTCTTCACAGCGTTAACCAGGGCGTACAGAAGCGGGCCGCTGTCGATAGCCGAAACATCTATTGTTTCCAGGGCTTCGCCATCCGATGGTGCAGCTATCGCAACGGTGCGCGCCATCTCCGGTATGACTAATGCGGCGGCGTCGGCGTCGAGGCCGACATAATCGGTCCCCGCGAGGTTCCACTCGTCATTGTTATAGCGGTAGTTTTTCGGGCTTAACGCAAGCACCGCTTGCAAACCCGTAGACCAATCTTCGACAGTGGATTTTAGTCTGCGGTCTGAAGGCGCAACCCACGGTCCGCCGCCGGGTTTGGTCGCGGTTGTGCCGTAAATCTGAAATCCGCCATCAGGATAGAACCACGCCATATTAGCCGCGGCGGGATTGGCGATTATGACACTGCCAGCACCAGGGCTGGCGGTCCCCCAAGCTTGGATTTGCGGGCCGTTGGAGTTGGCGAAGCCGAATACCGGCCGCTCGGATGTCGCGCCGCCGCCGGCGGCAATAAAGGCTGCCGCGCCGACATTGCCGGAGGCGGTCAGCGCCGTAGTGGTCAGAGCCCCCGTCATAGTATCGCCGGCCTTGGCGACCGCCCCGAGGCTCGCCAATGCTGCCGGGGCTGTTACCGCGTTAGTGCCGCCGGAAGCAACCGGCAGGGGGACCGGCACAGTCGGCCCCGCCGGCCCGGTCGGCCCGGTGTCGCCTTGCGGCCCAGCCGGCCCGGTGGGGCCTTGCGGTCCCGGCGGGCCTGCCGGTCCCGGCACTATAATCGGGTCGGCTTCGGTCCCCGCCGTCCAACTCGTGCCGCTCCACGTCCACTGCCCGTAAATCTGGCCGATCGTGGGGTTATCAGGAAAATCCAGCGCCATGGGTTATTTCCAATAGATCCAGGCGCCGCCGACATAGCGGAACTGCAGCCCGGCGCCGGGACCATAGGCGTTAGTCGGCTCGGGAAGCGTTACCGCGCCCTCGGCGGATTGCACCGTCAGGGCAGTAACAGGCGCGGCAAATGATATCTCGACCAAAGCGTCGGCGGCCGGGTGTGGCGGCAGACGAATACCGAGTGCCGCTCTTGCCGGACCGATGACATAGATCCCCGCCTCTCCCGACAGCATTACAACGGTGCTGCCGCTGGCTGGGTTGACGGTGCGCAGCCCCGTCATTGACGTGGTGATGCCGCCGCTGCTGGTACTGCCGCTACCGCCCCCCGTCCCGGTGATGCCGCTCACCCGGATTTGTAAGGGCCCAGCCCAGCGCAGTTTGCGATCGGCCGCCTCCAACCCGGCAAAAGCCGCTTCCCGGCGCGCCAGCCAACCCTGCGCCCGCTGGTCCTCGCCGATATAGACCTCGGCCTCGACCAGGCTGCCGAAGAGGTACGCATCGGGTGCGGCGTCCAGGAGCCAGTTACTCTGAATGGCGTCGGACAGCGGCGGCACACCAGATTGAAAAACTAGGTCAACCAGGGTGGCACCGTTAGGTGCCGGGCCTAAAAACAGGGTGCGGCCGATGATCGTGTAACAACCCGGGATGCCGGCCTCACCAGGCAACTGCTCCGGCGGAACAAACAGCAATGGCACACCGCCGATCGACACCGTCCTGATCTGCATGCAATTCGACGGCAAGATCACCCATCCAGTGCCGGCGGCAGACAGGGTGGCAATGTTTTCCGCCCCAGCCGATTTTAGCCGTCGGTTGGCCTCTGCCTCGAACAGCCGCACGAAGTCGGGCACCGCCGGCTCGACCAGGGGATCGCCAGGGCGCGCCAGCCACCCCAAAATGCTTGTCTTCAGGTCACCGTAGGTCGCGAGCGGCATTGGTCAGAGCCTAAAACTGGTGGGCCGCAGGTGCTTCCATTCCGGGTCGTTCAGGAGCTTTCGCACCGCCGGCCAATGATCTTTCCGCCAGGCGTTGACGCCCTTTTCCGTCAGCCACTTGGCGGCAACCTCCGCCGGAATACTGGCGGCGTACCACAGGTCCCGGCCCTTACCGTCGCCGTATAGGTGAAACCCCTTATTGACATCGATCGCCGCCTCTACGTCCTGCCAGCGGCGGATGGTTATCTCGCCCGTGACGTCGTTATATTCAAAGGTCTCGGTGATGCCGGTCTGCGGGTTACGGTCGAGCAGGTATTCGGTCATTGCCTGTCCCAAAGAAAAAGCGGCCCAAAAGGACCGCCTGCTCTAAAAGGTGAACGCCGGCTAGGAGTGGCCTAGCCGGCGTTCGATGGAGAGAGCGATGCCCAAACATCGTCGTCCCCTGAGCCTTAGGCTCCGGGGGGAGGCCAGCCCGCCCGAGGACGGGTTGACCATCCTCGCTGATTAGCGGACGATCTTGACCCTGACGATCAGGATCACGATAATCCTCAGCGAGAGTTTGCGATGTCTGTGCATCGCATCCTCCTCCGAAGCGCCGGGCGGC